CCCGTTATTATTCGTGGTAAAGAAATGGAGGGTGTTAAATTCTGGGGTTTTGGAAAACAGGTATATCAAGAACTTTTAGGTTTTATTACAGACCCGGATTATGGAGATATTTCAGATCCAATGTCAGGTCGAGACGTTGTAGTTGAATTTAAACCTGCTGATCAAACTGGTAAGAACTTTGCAGAAACTTCTATTCGTATTAAACCAAATCAAACTCCAGTTACCGACAATAAATTAGTTTTGGAAAAATTGAAAACTCAACCCAACATTACTGATCTATTTAAAGAGCCTTCATACGAAGAAATGACAAAAATTCTTCAAAATTGGCTCGACCCTGAAAGCGCGACTGAATCTGCCGGCCCTGAAAAGGCTGCTTCTGTTACGAGTGAAAGTTCTGAAACTTCTTCTACCGTTACAAAAGTTAATGATGTAGCGTCAGCGTTCGACAATTTATTTAATAATTAAAATTAATTTTATGGCAAAAAAACAAATTGTCGAAGCAGAAATGCAAGACGATTTAGCCGGAGTATTGGCTGATAGTTTAAATAAAAAGTTTAAAAGCTCTAATTACAAAATAGCTTACTTTTTAGATGGCGACGAAGATTCTCCATGTAACGTGGATGAATTTGTAAGCAGCGGTTCTACAATGGTCGATTTGGCAATTTCAAATCGGCCAAACGGCGGCTTTCCTGTAGGACGAATTACTGAAGTAACTGGATTGGAAGCTTCTGGTAAATCACTACTTGCAGCACATGCTCTAGTAAGCACGCAGAAAAAAGATGGTCTCGCAGTTTACATTGACACTGAAAATGCCGTTTCTCGAGAATTTCTCGAAGCTATTGGGTTGGACTTGAAGAAGATGTTATACATTCCTCTTGAGACTATTGAAGACATTTTTGAATCTATTGAAACTATTATCGAGTCTGTCAGAAAATCTAATAAAGATCGTTTAGTTACTATTGTAGTCGATTCGATTATGGGCGCCTCGACAAAAGTTGAAATGGCAGCCGACTATGAAAAAGACGGTTGGGCGACTACAAAAGCTATTTTGTTGTCTAAAGCAATGCGTAAGATAACGAACATGATTGGTCGAGAACGAGTATGTTTAATTTTCACTAATCAGTTGAGAACAAGATTAGGCGTAACTTTCGGAGACCAATATACTACAAGTGGAGGTAAAGGAGTAGCGTTCCACTCTTCTGTTCGACTTCGACTCAAGTCTGTTGGGCAAATTAAATTGCGCGTAGATGGCCGAGACGAGGTAATGGGTATTACTACTCGTTGCACTGTAATTAAAAATCGTTTAGGGCCTCCGCTTCGAAATGTTGACTACGACATTTTCTTTGACTCTGGAATTGATGATTTCGGTTCTTGGCTTAAGGTTTTAAAAGATTACAATCTAGTTACGCAAGCCGGTGCCTGGTATACATACACTAATACTGATACCGGTGAAATAATTAAATTTCAATCTAAAGATTTTAAATCAAAAATGATTGACGATCCAGAGATGAAAGCGCAAGTATATAAATCTATTTGCGATAAATACATACTTAATTACAAGGCTGGAGATAGTTTTGGAATTGACGATGTAGAATTGAACACTGATTTTGAAGGAGAAGAATCTTAACAATGAACAAATACGCCGAGCTTTTAAAATCAATACGTGAAGATCATGAAAAACGTTCTTCTGGATTAGATAAAGACAGTAAAGTATTGATAATCGATGGATTAAATTCATTTATACGAGTTTTTAGTGCATCGCCGATAGTCAATGACGATGGAGACCACGTTGGAGGATATATCGGATTTTTACGATCAATCGCAGCTGTCATTAGACAATTTAAGCCTACCAGATGTATAATCGTATTTGATGGTCGCGGCGGATCTGCTCGAAGAAAGAAAAAGTTTTCCGGATATAAAGAGGGAAGAGCAATGTCGACTCGATTTAATCGTATAGAAGACATTGCTCCTCAATCTTTAGAATCTGAAATGGAATCAATGCGATTGCAACTAGGAAAGCTTTCTGGATATTTAGAGTGTTTGCCTTTAACAGTAATTTCCATAGATAATATCGAGGCCGACGACGTTATAGCATATTTAACTACCGACGTATTTTCTAAAGATGGCAGCGAAGTAATCGTAATGTCAGACGATAAAGATTTTTTACAATTAGTTAATAATTCAGTTTCGGTATGGCGTCCGGTAGAAAAGAAATTTTATACTCCTAAAGAAGTTTTCGAAAAGTTTAAAATACCATCACATAATTTCATACACTATAAACTTTTCATGGGCGATTCTTCAGATAATATTAAAGGAATCAATGGAGTTGGAATTAAAACATTACAATCCAAATTTCCGATATTACTTGAAGACACTGTAATTTCTTTAGATGAATTATTGGATTTTTGCAAGTCAAAAAAAGACGAGCATAAAATATATAATTCAGTGTTAGTGTCTGAGCAACAGCTTCGATTAAATTGGGATCTTATGTCTTTAAAGGAATTAGACATTTCTGTAAATTTCAAATTGTTAATTTCAAATTTGGCTAACAGCCCAATTCCTAAATTAAACTCTTTTGCATTTAAAAAACTATTCATGTTAGATAAAGCATATACAGTAATTGCTGATTTAAATGGATGGCTAACGAATAGTTTTTCTTCGTTAGACGCGTATTCTAACAAATAACTTGTTTTATTACATGAATTACATATATTACGAAATATGTCAGATAAATTATCAACTTACGGACGTGGATTTCAAATAAAGACTATTTCGGCACTTCTTACCGACAGAAAATTTGTACAACGAGTATCCGATATACTTCTTCCAGAATTTTTTGAATCTGAATCTAGCCAATGGATAGTCAGTACAATTGAAAAGTATTTTCAAGAATACGGATCTATCCCGACTTTAGATGTATTTAAAATTAAAATTCAAGAAATTGATGGACAAGATGTTTTAAAAACTTCAATAATTGAATCGCTGAAAGACGCGTACAAATACGTAGAATCTGAAGATTTAGATTTTGTAAAAGAAGAAACTTTATCTTTTTGCAAAAATCAATGTATAAAGCGCGCCATTTTAGATTCAGTAGAACACCTTAAAGGAGGTCGCTACGAGTCAATTAAAGTAGCGATTGACTCTGCTATGAAGGCCGGGGCAGATACTGATATCGGATATGTATTTTTGAATGATATACGATTGCGATATACAGAAAACGTTCGTAAAACATTGCCGACTCCATGGCCACTTATTAACGATTTGTCTGCCGGTGGGTTTGGTAAAGGAGAATTAGTTTTATTTGTAGCTCCGCCCGGAATTGGAAAATCAACTGCGCTAATGAATATTGGCGCTTACAGTATACAAAAAGGATTAACAGTTGTTCACTATACTATGGAACTTTCTGAAGAGTATACTGCACAACGTTACGACGCTATCGTAACTGGGATTGCGACACAAAATTTAAAATATCATTTAGATGAAGTCGAGGCTGATCTTAAAAAGAAAGTTAACGGAAATTTAATTATCAAATACTATCCAACAAAGACAGCGTCTGTTAATACATTAAAGGCTCATTTAGATCAAATGATTCTGTTAGGTAATAAACCAGATTTAGTAATTATTGACTATGCCGATTTATTACGTGGCGTGTCAAAATCTAGAGAAAAGCTTCATGAAGATTTAGAAATTATTTATGAAGACTTGCGAGGTCTTGCCGGAGAATATGAAATACCAGTATTTTCGGCAAGTCAATCTAATAGGTCGTCCGCCGATTCTGAAATTGTTACTGGTGATCAAATTGCTTCTTCATTTGCAAAAGTCATGATTGCTGACTTTATAGTTTCTCTTTCTAGAAAAACTACCGACAAAATAGCTGGTACCGGTCGATTTTTTGTAATTAAAAATCGATTCGGGCCTGATGGAATTACATTGCCTAGTAAAATTAATATGTCGTGTGGAAGAATGGACATTTATGAAGAGGCGTCTGTGCAAGGAAAAGAAACGAAAAAAGACATGATGAATGGAGAAACTCTTCTTAGAAAATCTTTGGCACAAAAATATAAAGAGTTAGGCGACTCTTTAGGATAAAGATTTAATAACTTTCAATTTTTATATTGAAAAATTTAATAGCCGGGTCATAATTATAAACCCATGGGCTAGAAATCAAATTTATAAAATACAGAATTAATTAAATTATGGAAATATCAAACGAAATTTTATCGTCAATTACAGTTTACATGAAGTATGCTAGGTATCAGCCTGAGCTGCAACGTAGAGAAATTTGGGAAGAGTTAGTTACTCGTAACAAAGAAATGCATCGTAAAAAGTATCCTCATTTATCCGACGAAATAGACTCGGCATATAAATTTGTATACGATAAAAAAGTACTTCCTTCAATGCGAAGTTTACAATTTGGTGGAAAGCCTATAGAAATTTCTCCTAATCGCATATACAATTGTGCATACTTACCAATCGATGATTGGCGCGCTTTCGGCGAAGTAATGTTTTTACTTTTAGGAGGAACCGGAGTAGGATTTTCAGTACAAAAACATCATGTAGAAAATCTACCTGAAATTAGAAAACCGAATGCAGCAAAAAATCGTCGTTATTTAATTTCTGATTCTATAGAAGGATGGGCCGACGCAGTTAAAATGTTAATGAAATCTTACTTTGAAGGCGGCTCAACTATTAATTTCGACTTTTCAGACATTCGCCCAAAAGGATCAATGCTTATTACTTCAGGTGGTAAAGCTCCAGGGCCTCAGCCTTTAAAAGAATGTTTAGTTAAAATTCAAGGTATTTTAGAGTCTAAGCAAACCAATGAAAAACTTACTTCTATTGAAGTTCACGATATTGTTTGTCATATAGCAGATGCTGTATTAGCAGGCGGAATTCGAAGAGCTGCATTAATTTCTTTATTTAGCGCAGATGATGATGATATGATTGCCGCTAAGTCAGGGCCATGGTGGGAATTGAATCCGCAACGAGGTCGTGCAAATAACTCGGCCGTACTTCTTAGGAATAAAATTACCAAAGAGTTTTTTATGAGTCTTTGGAAAAAAATTGAAGCGTCCGGTGCCGGAGAGCCTGGTATTTATTTTTCAAATGACAAAGATTGGGGAACAAATCCTTGTTGTTTTGTATCTGATACACAAGTATTAACAGATGATGGAGTCAAAACGATCAAAGAAATTGTTGATACAGTGAATGCAGGTAAGACTTGTAATGTTAAAACATTTAATGAGGATACAAATCAAATCGAAATTAAGACAGTTCTTGCAGGTCAACTAACAAAAGAAAATGCAACAATTGTTAAAATGACGATAGAAGAGAACGGCATATTATATACAGTTGAATGCACTCCTGACCATAAATTTATGACTCGTAATAGAGGATGGGTTGAATGTAAGGATTTAACATCTGAAGATGATATTATTGTATACCATTCAATAAATTAATTTTGCAAAACTCATCAATTTTTAGTGAAATATCATATATATTAATATAATGGTATTTCACTAAAAATTAATTATATGGCAGGAGGTAAAGTAAAAGTCGGATCTGGAATAAATAGAGGATATATTGGATATCATACAACCTGGGATGGTATTAAAGTATTTCTTCGAAGTAAATGCGAATTTATATATGCTTGTGTATTAGATGCAGAAAAAATTCCGTATAAAATGGAATGTGTCCGATACACAATTAATGAGAAAACATATAAACCTGACTTTTTTATTTTCGATCCAACTTACCAAAAAATATTAAAAATAGTTGAAACTAAAGGATTAGACGACAAGCAAATTGCAATAAATTACTTAAATATGTATAAAGAGTATTTTAATTCTATTGGTATTGACTATGATGTTGTTTGGAAATATCAAGCTTTAATAGCTACGTATAATTTATCAAATAAGATATCCCAGTGGGTTGAAAAATCGATACGCGAATATGATTTCATATCCGATTCAAGAGGTGAGAATAATCCAATGTATGGTAAGCTCCATAGTGAATCTACCAAGTCTTTAATAGGCGAAAAATGCAAAGATAGGAATTCCGACCCTGAATATAAAATTAAATGTTCTATATCACAGAAGAATTTCTGGGAATCGCCTCGAGGAATATTACGTAAAAAAGAAATTTCTGATTTACGTAAACAAGAAGCTTTACGTAAGAATCCGAGTGTCGAAAAACAATGTATATTTTGTTCGAAGTTGTTTATACAAAAATTAAAAGGACATGGACTTTGCTCAGGGCTTTGTATGCGTAGATGGAATCGACAAAATATCGATGGTTATGGAAAACATTCATCTTCTAAATCATATGCAAATCAATTAAATACATGGTGTAATAAAATATGCACTCATTATAATATAACAATGGCTGATTTGACTTCTGATTTGGATCGGTATATACAATTAGCTAAATCTGATTCTATTATACCTAAGAATAAAGGAATCAGCTTAAAAACTTTAAAAAAATATAACTTAATATCATGGCAAAATTAATAACAATCGAAATTTTAAATGTAAAAAAAGATGTTTATGACATCGAAGTCGAGGATAATCACAATTTCTTCGCAAATGGGATTCTCGCACATAATTGCGAAATTGCATTAAGGCCATTTCAATTTTGTAATCTCTGTGAAGTTAACGTTTCAGATGTAACTTCTCAAGAAGACTTAAATGAACGAGTTAAGGCCGCGGCTTTTATTGGTACACTGCAAGCCGGATATACAAACTTTCATTATCTGCGTCCAATATGGCAACGTACTACTGAAAAAGACTCGCTCATCGGAGTAGGAATGACAGGCATTGGATCAGGAAAAGCACAATTATATAATTTACAAGAAGCTGCTTCAATCGTAAAAGAAACTAACGAGATTGTCGCTCGTCAAATTGGTATAAACGCCTCTGCAAGATGTACTACAATAAAACCTTCTGGTACAAGTTCATTAGTGCTTGGCACATCAAGTGGAATTCACGCGTGGCATAACGACTATTACATTCGTAGAATTAGAGTTGGTAAAAATGAAGCAATTTATACATACCTCTCAATATATCATCCTGAATTAATAGAAGACGAGTATTTTCGTCCTCACGACACTGCAGTAATATCAATACCGCAAAAAGCCCCGGATGGATCTATTTTACGAACAGAGCCTGCAATGAATTTACTTGACAGGGTAAAATGGTTTTATACTAATTGGGTAAAGACCGGACATCGAAATGGACAAAATACTCATAATATATCTGCAACAGTTTCAATTAAAGAAGATGAATGGGCAGCCGTAGGCGAGTGGATGTGGGAAAACAAGAAATTTTATAATGGTTTATCTGTTTTACCGTATTCAGACCATACATACACGCAAGCTCCATTTGAAGATTGTACTAAAGAAAAATACGAAGAGTTAATGAGCTCGTTGAGTAACATTGATCTATCTAAAGTAGTTGAAATAAGTGATAACACCAGCCTCAGCGGAGAAATTGCGTGTGGTGCTGACGGATGTCAAATAGTATAAAAATGCGAAGAGACGATTGGATCTATCAACTTTCAATAAAAGAAAATTCTAAAGATATACTGTATTATTTAGAAAATAAAGCTGTTGTATTTACAGAAAAATATTTAGCTGATCGAGGGCAATGTTGTGGTAACAAATGCCGCCATTGCCCATACATCCCAAAACATCAAAAAGGAAATAATAAATTAAATGAAACGTTATGAAAGTAGGAATTAAAAAATTACATCCAAATGCAGTAATACCGTCTTACGCAAAACCGGGAGATGCTGGACTAGACCTAACTGCTGTTGAAATTATTAACGACGAAGGATTTCAAATCACCTATAAAACCGGTCTTGCATTTGAAATTCCGCTAGGTTATGTAGGATTACTTTTTCCAAGAAGCTCGGTACGCAACTATCAACTCGATTTGTCAAATGCTGTCGGAGTCATCGATTCAGGTTATCGAGGGGAAATCCAATTTACTTTCAATAAGTTAGCTGGCATTCCGTCTAAAAGATACGAGGTAGGTGATAGAATAGGTCAATTAATCATAATGCCATACCCTACAGTTGAATTAGTACAACTAAATGAATTATCTTCTACAGAAAGGGGCGAAGGTGGTTTTGGAAGTAGTGGTAATTAATGTGTTTATTTTTTTCTTTTGATATTTATATTAAAGAGATAACCTATGAAACCAACAGAACTAAAAAATCTAATTCGTAAAGAGGTTAGAAAAACATTAAAAGAAGCGTACCAAAACGATCTTTATGTGGTTTGGATACAAACAGAAGAAGGTGGCGCTAAAAAAGCAATGTACACGGTTCCAAAAAACAAAGCCATGACAGCCGCAAACAATCTTTATAATCGCTATAAAGATGATTATTATCTCAACTTAGGTATAACACCTAAAGATGTTTGGGATGCAGAAAACAAGTAATTAAATAAAAACATGGAATTACCAAATTCAACCGTACAAAATGTTACTGACACACAGTCAAACGTGTTAAAGCCTAAAACGCTGCCTGACGATATTGTCGACAGGTTAAACGATCGCTTGGCAGATGAATATACCGCGCACTATTTTTATAGAAATGCCGCTAATTGGTGTGCAGGCGTAAATTATAACAAAGCAGCGGCGTTTTTTGCTGCAGAAGCTGCTGCTGAATTAGAGCATGCAGAAAAACTTCAAAAATATTTAGTTGATTGGAATTGCA